CTGCTTGATGTCTGTGGCATAGACTGTGGGCGGGATGAGTAGACAGCGTTTCGTGACAATGATAGTCATGCGCTCTTGTTCTTCGATACTCTCGCGGGATGCGGCTCGCTTAAGATCAACGGTACTTTCTGTGAACTCGGCTTTATGCTTTCTTTTTCTTCGCTGTCTTCATTCTCCATACCTCCTTGCGGAGGTAGCAGATTTCCCTGGTCAGAAGAGTGAGTGATTCGTGCAGGAAAAGGATCGCAGGGGAGTCCGCATTATAGCCGCCAAGTCTGCGCCTGTCGTTCGTAGCGGCCTGGAAAGCCTCGATGAGTTGCTCTAGCTCGGATAGCGTCATGTTCCTCCCCTGTTGCGTCCCCCACATATTCTCGTGTTCTCGATTTGTAAAGGGGTAATGTCGTGAGCGTGCAGACCATAACCAGGGCGGCCACTCAGATCCTCAAGGTCCAGAAGCAGAAGAGATACGAGGCAAGTCTTATGGACTTCGCGGAGTATGTCTGGCCGGTGGTCGAGCCGGCTATTCCCTTCGTCAAGGGCTGGGCGCTGGAGGCCATCTGCGACCACCTTCAAGCGGTGACCGAGGGCTATATCCGTCGGCTACTCATCAATGTCCCGCCAGGATTTACCAAGTCCCTGATGACGGACGTGTTCTGGCCGGCCTGGGAGTGGGGACCCAAGAACAAGCCATGGCTGCGGTATATGTGTGCCGCCTACTCCAACCACTTGACTGAGCGCGACAACATGCGCTGCCGCAATGTGGTGATTAGTGACCGCTACAAAAAGTTGTGGGGTGAGCGGTTCCGCATCTCGAATGAGCAATTTACCAAGATCAAGTTCGCTAACGACAAGACCGGCTGGAAGCTTGCTACCTCGGTTAGCGGTATCGGTACGGGAGAGCGGGCGGATAGGGTCATCATAGACGATCCGAACAACCCGAAGGATATGGAATCCGAGGTCGTTCGCGATACCGTCAATATGTGGTTTACGGAAATCATCCCTGACCGGCTGAACAATCAGGCCGAGAGCGCCATCGTCGTCATCCAGCAGCGGACCCACGAAGACGACGTAAGTGGGACCGCCCTTTCCCGCGAGATGGGATACACCCACCTCTGCATCCCCATGTACTACGTGCCGGCGAGTCATGTGAATGGCTACACTCTTGAGGAAGGTAAGCCGGTCATCCAATCCTTTATTGGCGATCTCGCGGCGGAAGTCCCCGATAATGACTTCTTCTGGGAAGACCCGCGTCAAGAGGATGGTGATCTGGCATGGCCGGAGCGGTTCTCGACTAAAAGCTGCGAGGAACTGCGGCGGGATAAAGGTCCCTACGCATGGTCAGGTCAGTACCAGCAGGACCCCGAGCCTCGCGGTGGTTCGATCATCAAACGTGAGTTCTGGCAGCTTTGGAAGGAGCTGGCGTTCCCGGCGCTGGAGTTCATCCTCGCTTCTCTCGATGCGGCCTTTACGGCCAAGGAGGAGAATGATGCTTCGGCTCTGACGGTCTGGGGTATCTTCCGTGACCCAATGGGGGCGATTTCCAGCGAACCAAGTGCTGCTCTTTGGCTACCCCGAGACACAGTCTCGATTGCCCAGGACATTCCTGGCAACCCCAAGATTATCCTGCTTCATGCTTGGCAGGAGAGACTGGAGTTTAATGAGTTGGTGGAAAGGGTTACGGAGACCTGTACGAAGGGGGTCGCTTCCAGCGGGAGGCCAAGATTCGCTGTGGACCGGTTGGTTATCGAGGCCAAGGCCAGTGGCCAGTCTGTCGGGCAGGAGCTTTACCGTATGTTCCGAGGTAGCGGACAGATGGGGATCGACTTGATAGACCCGAAGATGTATGGCGACAAGGTGGCAAGAGTCCATGCCATCCAGCACCTGTTCGCCGACAAGATGATATATGCTCCCGACAAGGCCTGGGCCGACATGGTTATCAACCAGTGCGCTATCTTCCCTCGCGGCTCTCATGACGACTTGGTGGATTCGACCTCCCAGGCGCTCCGCTATCTCCGGGATACTGGCTTCGCTCTCAGGCGCTCTGAACATCGTATGGATATCGAGGACGAAATGAAGTACCGTAGTTCTACCGCGCCACTATATCCGGTATGACCTAGATGGCCCCTCGCTCCGGTAGCCTGCCCCTGACCGACCAGCCTCCGATGGGTGCTCGGCCGCAACTGTCATTGGTCAATGGGAGCCAGGCGCAGTCTGCCGATACTGGGGTTTCCTTCGAGGACGGAGCGATGAAGATCGCCCACCCTGATGGGTCGGTGACGGTCGATTTCAATCCGAAGAAGCATGACGCGGAGGATGCGGATGACAAGGGGTTCTCCGGTAATCTAGCCAAGAAGATGGACGAGGGCGACCTCGGAAGTGTTGCTACCGACCTCCTAGAGGGCATTCAGCGTGATGATGACTCCCGCAGAGAGTGGCTCGACACTAGAGCCCTGGGCATTACGCTTCTTGGCACCAAGCTGGAGAAACCTCGGAGCGACACAGGTTTATCTGGCGCCCCCCTGGAGGGCATGTCCACCGTCCGACATCCCCTCTTGCTGGATGCCACTGTGTCGTTCCAGGCTACTGCGCGGGGCAACCTTCTACCCGCCTCCGGACCAGTCAAGGTCCGCAACGATTCTCCACCGCCTCCGGTAGCCCCGCCGGCAGCGCTCCAGTCCGCGGATGACAAGGCGCCGCCGATGACCCCTGCTCCAGGGCCAAGCAATGCGGCGCAGGACATCGCCGACAGCCTTGCCGGCAAAGACATTCTTTCTCAGGCGCTTGAGAAAGATATGAACCATTACCTGACCAGCATAGCTACCGAGTATGTTCCCGATACTGATAGGATGTTATTCCTTATCGGCCTCGGTGGTGATGGCTTCAAGAAGGTCTTCAACTGCCCGATTCGTCGGCGGCCGGTCTCCGAGAGTGTCGATGCCGAAGACCTGATTATCTCCAACCACTGCACCGACATGCAGAACAGCGGCAGAGTGACGCACCGCATCTTCATGCGCAAGTCGGTGCTGCGCCGGATGCAGATTCTCGGCGTTTACCTGGACATAGAGATACCGCAGCCGTCAGTGCCGCTGAAGAACGCGGTCGATATGAAGAAGGAGGAGGTTGAGGGAATCAATCCTTCCTATACTCGGCCACAGGACCAGGACCACGAGATTTACGAATGCTACTGCGAACTGGACCTCGACGAGTTTGCGCCTAAGCAGTTCAAGGGCAAAGGGGTGCCGCTGCCATATCGGGTGACTATCGAGAAGGAAAGCAAGAAGATACTGGATCTACGCCGCAACTGGAGAGAGGATGATGAACAGTGTATCGCCAAGCAGTTCTTCGTCCAATTTCCATTCATTCGTGGTCTTGGCTTCTATGGTCTTGGGTTCATTCATCTTTTGGGCAATCTTACCAACGCCCTCACTGCTGCCTATCGTGAGATGCTCGACGCCGGCATGTTCAACTGCTTTCCTGGCTTCCTCTATGCCAAGGGTGTGGGCCGGCAAAATACCAACCAGTTCCGGGTACCTCCCGGCGGAGGAGTAGGGATAGATGTCGGAGCGCAGCAACGCCTACAAGACGCTGTTATGCCACTTCCCTATAAAGAGCCAGGTCCCAGTTTTACGGCCTTCATCCAACACATGGAGGAGGGTGGACGAAAGCTTGCTGCCACCGGGGACATCTCTGTCGGTGAAGGCAAGCAGGATGCGCCGGTGGGGACAACTCTTGCGCTTATCGAGCAGGCATCCAAGGTTATTGATTCGGCTCACAAGCGTCTTCACGCATCACAAGCAGAAGAATTCAAGCTCCTGAAGGAGCGTTTCCAGGATGACCCCGAAGCCTTCTGGCGCCATAACAAGAAGCCCACCATCCAGTGGGAGAAGGACCAGTTCATCGAGGCGCTTGAGCACAACGACCTGGTCCCGGTAGCCGACCCGAATAACCCGACGAGCCTGCACCGGATTGCCAAGGCCATGGCAATCAAGCAGCTCCAGCAGGGGAATCCGGCGCTCTACGACGCCCAGGCTGTCGATATGCGGATTATGCGAATCGTAGACATCGACCCGACGGGACTGTTCGCAGCGCAGCCGGCGGCACCCCCGCCCGACCCGAGGATGGCGGCGGTCCAGGCCAAGGCACAGGCTGAGCAGGGCAAGATGCAAATCTTGCAGCTACAGACCCAGATCAAAGCCGCCGAGCTTCAGGCCAGTACTCAGGATAAGGCCCAGGAGCGGGCATCGAGAGAGCGCATCGAGCAGATGAAGCTTCAGTTAGAGAATATGAGAATCCAGCAGGAGCAGATCATCCATGCCCATGACTTACAGCGAGACTCAGCCGAATCGGTGCACAAGATGCAACTCGATCACGCCGCTCATCAGCAGGAACTCCAGCACGACGCAATTAGCTCTCTGCACGAGGTGCATGGAGGGCGAATTAAGACAGCCCAGGAAATTGCCATGGATCACGAGCGGCACCGGGCCGATATGGATAGAACAGCAGAAGAACATAAGATGAAGATGGAGCATGCCCGTGAAGAGCATCAGACCAAGCTGCAACACGCCCACGACCTGAACATGGCTAAGGTCGAGGCTGCCAGGCAGTTGGCGAAGGTGAAGAAACCTGCTACTAAGAAGTGAGCCGTCCTCAGCGAGAGTACCGCACCACAGGAGCGACTTATGGCTAAAGTTCAAGCCCAAGACGAGCACGGCCGCCAGACAGCCCTTGACCGGTATAGCCAGCCAGGGCCGAAGAGCGAGCACGGGCATATGGAAATGGGCCGGAACCTGGCTCACAAGTATGAGTCTGACGTTCCTACCGAGAAGAAGGGACATCGTGATGTCTGAGAAAAAAGTAGAGCGGAGCAACGAGCCGCAGGACATCGAGGACAAGCACGACGTTAAATATAGAAATGACAGTCAGGGGTGGACCAGAGGGGCGTTAGGTGTCCCTACTTGTAAAAATGAAACTGCGACTAACTACCCTCAAGGAAACTTTGATAAAAAAAATGTGTGGCGTGGGGGTAAGCTGTAATGGTCTTAACCGACCAGGCGCGCCGCGAGCGTCAGCGTGCTGCCAATAGGGCTTCCTATCGTAAATACCGCGCTGCGCGCTCTCTCGCCGCCGCCAAGAGATACCTGGAGAATAAAGAGGAGTTCCTTGCAAGGAACCGGGCGTGGTGGGAGAAAAATAAAGAGAAGGTCAAGGCGAATGGCCGCCGTTGGCGCAAGGAAAATAGAGAAAAGGTTAAGATAAGCGCCCGTCGCACCCGTGAAAAATATAAAGAGAAGTACCGGGAACAGGATAGGGTAAGATACCGAGAAAATAGAGAGAAGGAGCGGGCTAGAAACCGAGTTTGGTGCCGAGAGAGTGGCTATAATACTATCAAAGCTGGTCGTCGCCGGGCCAGAATACTTGGCACAGGCGGCAAGCACACATCGGCCGATAGGCTGTTTGTGTGGAGGTTGCAGCGCGGCAAATGTGCGTATTCAAAATTTGTATTGCCGTGGTGTAGTCAGGCCCTGAATGAGAAAAATAGGCAGTGGGACCATATTGTTCCGGTAACTCGTGGCGGCTCTGACGATAGGTTCAATGGACAATGGCTGTGCGCTGGGTGTAATAATCGTAAATGGAATAGACTAGAATCCGAATTCCTGCATCAGTGCGGGGTGGAGGATTTGTTCGTGGCGGTTCCGGCCGCCCAGGAGAACTCTCATGCACTCTCACCATGAACACCGTGCCCACAGTGCCTCCCGCAAGCGGGTCGGCCACATCATGAAGACTGGCGGCCACGCCCACTCTGATGCCGCCGCCGACAAGAAGCTCTTTGCCCACATGCTCAAGGAGCATGAAGCCGGCGAAGGCGTCCATGGCGAGAAGCGCGGCGGACGTTTGAATAAATATGCTCGTGGCGGCCACGCCAAGAAGCACGGGACTCAGGTCAACATCGCTATCGTCGGACACCATGGCAAGCATCCCCCGGATAATGCCATGGCGCCCGGAGGCCCCATGGGACTGCCCCCCGGTGGCCCTGGCGGTCCACCCCCGGCCCTCCCTCCGGGTGGTGCCCTCGCCGGCGGGCCTCCGGGACTTCCTCCCAGGCCCCCGATGGGTATGCCTATGGGTGGCCCTCCTGGCATGCCCCCAGGGATGCCTCCTCGCCCACCCGGCATGATGAAGCGTGGCGGGAAGGTTGGGATGACTGCCGGCGGTGACTCTGGTGAGGGCCGTCTAGAGAAGGCTGCTATTCAAAAGAGAAAGAGAAAAGGCTAATGGCGATAGGTCGATTCCACGCCAATCTTAGAGCCAAAATCGACGAGGAGATGAACAAGGCCGGGAAAGAGATTATCCTCGGCCGGATGTTAAATCACGAAGTCTATCGGGAGGCGGTGGGCTATATCAGGGGGCTGGCGGCGGCTATCAAGCTTGCCGAGGATGTAGAAATGGAGATAGAGGGATGAGCGTTGTTACTCCGCGTAGGGCCATTGGTATCATATCGACTGCCGCCAACCCGAAGCAGGCCATTATCAAGGAAGTCGGCGATCTTACCGACTTACATATCTTCAGGGATGATGTTCTTATCGGCACCTATATTCGTCCAGAGAAGACTTCTGGCGGGATAATCAGGCCAGATTCTAATGTCGAAGAGGATGTCTGGCAGGGTAAAGTTGGCC